ACGATAGCAATTGGATGCTTCAATGAATATCCACCTGAACCAAGAACACGCACAATAGTTGCACTACCAGCGTTATTCAAATAATTTTTTGCAGTATATGGTAGGTACGAATGTTCATAAGTACCACCAAACTTAGTTACAAAGTCACCATAACCTTCTACAACAGTTGGTACGAAGGCGGGTCCTTTAAGCGTTGGTCCTACGAGAGCCGCACCGATTGCACCAATTCCTTGTGGAAGGAACGATAGATCCAATTCATTGGTAAACACTCCAGGACTTACAATTCTTTCATTAGCCACTATTTATCTCCAGTATAAATTTATAGATATAGAATTACTTCTACACATAAATATGAATTAAAAATTCCAAACTATGATGCCGAAGGAATAAATTTACCAGAATCTAAGTCCAAAACACCGTCTCCATATTTTTCGTTAAGTGACTTAACTAAATCGGATTCTTGTTTTTGTAAATCATTGTATTTGGTAAACAAACTCTCTCTCAACTCACGCATTTGGTCCAATCTCTTATTCAATAAATGCAATTCAATTTCAACTTGCCCAATCTGTGCAGTTGTTGTTGCATAACTTGATTGAAGATCTTTCACTGTAACAATATCTTCTTGTGAAAATTCTTGTTCTGTAATTGTTTTAGCATTCTCTGCCATAATAAAACCTCATTTAAAAAATTAAAAAATAACACTTATAAATATCAATCAGCTTCCTCAGGATATACATCCGGTGGTCTGTTATCGAAATTATCATCTCGTCTACTACTTCTATTTTTCCAATCTCGCAGTCTTGCATCTGCATCATTGTTTATTGAACCGTATCTACTACCTTGTTGTGAATAATTTATAGAATCTGGATTCATCATTGAATTAATATCACCGAATAGTTCGGATACGAATCGTATTTTGTTTGCAGTTACAGTTCGTTTTGTAGTTGTTTCCATTCCAATATCTTTTGGTAACAAGTATCCATGAACTGTTAGTTGGAATGATGCTCTCACTATTCTATCTTGACCAGTGGTATTACTATCTTCGATACTAATGGAATCTAAATTGGTTGAAAACTTAAAAAAGTTTTTATCACCGAAAGATTGTCCACCATAATATATGAAGTTTTCAATTATGTAATTTAACTGATTTTGGTATTCGCACCAAGCAATAAAATCATAAGTTAAATCTACATAGTCAGCCATTGGTGCTAGAAAATATTCATACGGTCTTTTCTTTTCATATTGTGTATGAAACTTATCATACGGTGCCGTTCTATTATATCTTTGTTGCATAACATAAGCAATCTGTTTTGTATTTGCAACTTTGTTTCTTCTCATTTCGTTTTTAATAGCAACTCCAGACCTACGGAATGTTATTAATGGTGCAATAGTTTTACCTTTCTTATCTTTTAGAAAACCGTCTTTTTGAATAGATGCCCATTTTTCAGAGTTTGCATAAATGATTGGAACTGGTATAGACTCATTACCATCCTCAACTTTCAACAACATTTTTTGATCAACAAAAGATTTTACTGCAAAATCTATATCATAAAGTGTTACACCAACACTTCTCGTTTTATCTTTATCTCTACGAGTTTGAAGATGACGACCTTTACCTAAATCTGGCCTTTGATTTTGTTCCGAATTTTTATCATCGATGAAAGAATCTCTTGTTCTTCTCAACGGTGGTATTCTATATTTAGATGAATTTTTCATTATATGTTGCTCGGAATATCATTATGATCTGTTGTAATTGCAGGACGGAATTCCTCTACTTGAATTCTTGACCTTCTTGTTAAGTGTGTATTTGCAATAATAGAAACATTATGACCCCATCTTTCAGTTGCAAATGAATAGTCTGGATTCTTTCCACCGAAGTATTGGTTTTCTTGAACTTGATCAACTTCCCACCATTCACCATTATACTCAATTACATCACCAACTTCTATAAAAATAGAAACCTGTTTCAAAAACTCTCTAATAAATGCAAAGTTTGCAGACTGTTGATAATCTTGTCCAAATTCAGTTCCTTCGTATGTTTGTGCCTGATAATCTATCAGAGCAGGAATTTTTACTGGACTATGATATACCTTTCTATCTGATTCATTGTATATGTTAGTCTTAGTATTTTCTATTGATAATTTATAAACAGCAACTTCTGTGTCTATAATGTCTGCAATCAATTCCACATTGAATTTATGTACGAGACCAGCATCTCGTGTTCCATGAAATAATGGCATTTTATTATCCTATGTAAATTGCTAAAGGTGTTCCATTTAAACTAACATTCAAGTGTTCTGTCTCTGCTCTTTTTGCCTCTAACAATTTAGCACGAGTCATTGTATCTAACATCAGTCTTAACTCATCTACCAATCCTTGCTTTTCCGTTCCAGCGGCTGATAATAAATCTGCAGCATTTAATGTTGTTTCACCGTTTGGAATTGGTATACTTCCGTATTTACCACGAATATAACCAAGATTTTCTTTTGCAAGTGCAAGTGTATATTTGAATATCCATCGTCTACCAACCGAGTTTATATGTTGGTACTTCATGTGACTGTACGGAGCATTTGACATATCAGAAACGGTTCCGTTTGCATATTTTAACGGATTAGACCTTTCTTCTTTTATAATATATTCAATCCATAATTTAAAGTCTTTAACAGGAATTGGAAATATTCTCAGTTCATTGTTTATCAACTCAAATGAATATGAAGACTTTCTCATCAAATCATTAAATTCGATTGCCTGAACACGCAACATATCCGCATACATCGGCATCAACATGAAAGAAACACCAGTAGAATAACCACCAAATCCAAATGTATCCAACATTGCCTGATTACCCAAATACGGATCATAGAAACGAATAGAAGCAGGTGGTGCATAGTGGTGTACTTTTTTTATTTCAATAGATCCAGATGGCACTGCTATATCTCGAATTAGTTTATCCAAGTTATATCGTTGTTTATTCATACTGATGTCTATTGACGCTGAGTGGAATGTTATGTTACCGTTTGTAAATGTTTCCGAACCATATTCAGTTGCAAGTTGAACAATACCACCCATATTAGTTGATATGTTTCTATGAGTTAAATTAGATGCAGTTGGTGAACCCATGATACTCAACATATTTTGTTGAATATTATATTGATTCACATGGTTAGAATATTCGGAAACTGCTTCTTCAAAACAAGCATAAAAGTTTGTTGGTTGTAATTCTATGTCAACAAGTGGATAACCAAGTCTTCTAGCACACCAATCTGCTACATTGTCTGCATCAGTTTGAAAAATGGATTCACTATCGTAAAATCCAAAAGGGGTACTTCCAGTTGAAAAACTGGAAGACCCTGGCCAAATTGGAATATCTGTCATTTACTTCTCGGTTTTTGTTTCTTCAAAATATTTTAATATATCATCAACAATAGGATGACGGTGGTTTGTTTTTAGTTCATACACACCCAATCCATTTATTTTATCTTTCATATTAAATAAATATGGCAAACCAGAATCTTTTTTCTGTTTTAAGTCAATTTGTGATATATCACCGGTTAGCATCATTTTTGAATTAATACCAAGACGAGATAATATCATTTCCATTTGTGCCTTTGTTACATTCTGTGATTCATCAACTATCACACAAGAATTGACAAATGTTCTACCACGGAGAAAGGATATAGGAGCAATTTCTATCTTATCTTCTTGCATCAACTTTTCAATTTTTTCTTTATGATATAACATATGCATATTTGCTTGAATAGGAGACACCCAAGGATCCATTTTTTCTTTTATGTTACCCGGTAGAAATCCTAAATCTTCGTTTGATACAGTTGGTCTTGTAATTATTATTTTTTCTACCTCACGATAGAAAAAACATTCAAGCGCAATTTGAGTTGCCAAAAGTGTTTTACCCGAACCGGCTTTACCAACAAACACCGAAATATCATCCTGCAAGGCATCAGCCTTTATTCTTTTTTGTTCCTCATTCAATTTAAGTTGAAATTGTATTTTATTTTTTATCGTTTTTCTTCCTTTCTTTATACCCGAATTATTTAGACCCGAAACTTCGTCTTCACCTAACAAAACATTTTGATTTTCTTCTTCGTTATGGTCGGTCTTCATATTTGCTCCTAGAGTAATTTGGATAGGGTGTCTCCCAATGATTTAATATCACCCTCAATCATGGATAAAATATTATCCAATTTTTCAGGTTTATGGGTCCATTCAAAACCAACTATGGCAATAAACTCCGAACCTTTTTTTATCGGATATACCACAGCAGACTTTGATCCCCTTTGTAAAAAAAATGCCTTAGTAATTAAGTCCTCGATATTATCTGTAACAGGATATACCGCCTTATGATTTATTACATCTTCTACAAAGTTGGAATAAAGTGACATCGGTAAGTTTTG